ACGCAACGCTAACCCTGCCAATAAGGAGCCACGCTAATGGCTAAAGATAACCGCGACGCCGAAACCAATGAGTTTGATTACTCCGGGTTGTACAACGAGGAAGACCCCATTTCCGGTTTGGGTGACCTTGACCTGGGCGACGAACTTGAGCCTTCCGAGACTCCTACCGAGGGTGGTGAGAGCGATACAAAAAATGAGGGGGATGCCCCCGCCGACGAGGCTGAGCCTGCCGACGGCGAGGAACCAGAGGGCGACGCTGATGCACCGGCTGACGAACAAGCTAGCGAGGAAGATGCGGACGATTCTGCTGATGTGGAAGGCGAACCGCCTGCTGAGGAGCCTGAGCCGGAGGAGAAGTCAAAGGCTAAGGAACCCTTCATTCCTAAGTCGCGTTTCGACCAGCGTACTGCGCAGCTACGAGCGTCGGAACGGGAGCTAGCGGAACTACGCGGCAAGCTACAGCAAGCGGAAACCGACCGTGAGCGCGCTACCCGTGAGGCTAATACGCTCACTGACGAGCAACTGCAAGAGCGGATGACGGCTGCGAACACCGCCTTGCTAGAGGGTGACACCGAGAAGGCGTCTAAGCTCCAGAGCGAAGTGTTTTCCGCACTTCGTCAGAACACCCAGACCACCGAGTCTGCGCAGGTTGACCCTAATAAAATCGCGTCCGATGTCCGCGACCAGCTTACCTTCGAACAGTCGCTTGAGAAAATCTACAGCGATTACCCCGCTTTAAACGAAAACTCAGATTCTTACGACGAGACGTTAAGCGCCGAAGCGGTTGCTATGCAGGGCATGTACTTCCAGCAGGGGTACACACGCGCTGAGGCTACCCAAAAAGCAGCGGAGGCGGTGTCTAAGATCCACGGCCTGGAATCCACTAGCGCTCCCGCCGAGGCCCCTGCCACGACCAAAAAGGCGGACATGGCGCGCAAGTCCCAGGCGGCCTCTAAAGCGGGTAAGGTCGACAAGGCGCGCAAAGCACCACCGTCTACTACCGGCGGCCAAGGTGACTCCGGCGATAGTGCCGACTCCCTTGACCTTGATACGTTATCGGTGGATGACTGGTCCGCGTTACCCAACTCCGTCAGGTCTAAATTACTAGGCGACTCACTTTAATGGTTGACCTAAAAAAAGACGCTGTGCGAATATAGTCGGGTCGAGTTGTTGTGGTGACAGCTTCCCCCAGGGCCGGGGGTTACCTCTGACGTTAAAAAAACCTCCAACCCCTACCGGGGCGTTGGAGGTTTTTTGTTGCCTGATCGCGAGTCTCACCTTGCTTTAAACTATTCGCTGTGCGAATATACAACCACGGCAGCCCCACGATACAGGGCAGGGTCGCTCCTCCATCGGCGCATTTGCTACGACAGTCCCCGATACGGACAGAGGCACGAAAAGATGATTATTTCTCCCGCCTAGCGAATGGCATTTAGCCTCGCGGGCATACTACCGAGGCTGATATGGCTAAGACGAATTTTGCTACCCTAACCGATGAACAGAAAACGGCGTGGGGTATGGATTTCTGGGCACACGCCCGTAATCGCTCCTTTATCAACAAGTTCCTTGGCAAGTCCGCCAATTCGATGGTGCATCACATCACCGAGTTGCGTAAGGACAAAAAGGGTGCCCGCGCGGTAATGACGCTGGTGGCTGACCTGACCGGCGACGGTGTAGTAGGCGACAACAAGCTGGAAGATAACGAAGAAGCGATGAAAAGCTTCGACACCGTTATCCAGATCGACCAGTTGCGTAACGCCAACCGCATCGAAGGCCGTATGGCTGACCAAAAGTCTATCGTCAACTTCCGTCAGCAATCACGCGATAAACTAGGCTACTGGCTCGGCGACCGTATTGACCAGCTGGCGTTTCTATCGCTGTCCAGCCTCCCTTATACGATGATGACCAACGGCGCTACCCGCGTAGGTTCCTCACTCCCCAACCTTGAGTTCGCCGAAGCTACTCCGGCCCCTACGGCTAACCGCCAGTTCTATCTAGGCGCTGATGGTAACCTCGTTCAAGGCACCGGTTTTGACGCACCTGACGGCAGCCTTACGCCGCTGACCTACCGCTCGCTGGTTCGTATGAAAGCCAACGCCAAGGACTCGTACCTGAAACCGCTTCGCAGCGGCGGCGGTGAAGACCTCTACATGGTGTTCGTTACCCCTCAAGGCATGGCGGATCTGCGTCTCGACCCTGACTTTATCCAGAACGTACGTAACGCAGGCGTTCGTGGCAAGTCGAACGAGCTGTTCTCCGGCGCGTCCAGCGTCATGGTCGACGGCATGATTATCCACGAGTACCGCCACGTATTCTCCAACGAGAAAGCCGTGACCGGTGACCGCTTTGGCGCGACTACCGGTGCCGATATTGGTCAACGTGTGTTGTTCTGCGGTGCTCAAGCACTGGGCATGGCCGACATCGGCGCGGCTGAGTGGGTCGAAGATGTGTTTGATTATGAGAACGAATTGGGTATCTCGATCGCCAAAATCTTTGGCTTCTTGAACCCGCAGTTCAAGGGCAACCTGGCCAGTTTTGACACGAAGGAAAACTTCGGCGTCATGGTCATGGACACGGCGCTCTCTATCTACGCATAACCCCGGCAGGGTGGCACTTGGGCCGTTTAGCGACGGCCCCTTTTTGGAGAACCCAGAATGACACAGTATGTTTCCGACAAAGATTTACAGGTGGTGCGCAATGGCGTCACCGCCCGCTTTGTTGCCGGGAAACCTCGACCTCTCCGCGCCTCGTTGGTAGAAGCCGCGATTGGCGTAGGGGTACGACCGGCAGATGGCAAAGCGCCCGAGTTACCCAAGAACGACGCCCGCCCGTCGATTGAGTTTATCGCTGACGCGATTAAGACTATCAAGGCGCGCGGCAAAAAGGGCGACGTTACTACCAACGGTGATGTTCGCATGAACGTGCTAGAAGCCGAAGTCGGCTATGACGTTACTACCGAAGACCGCGATGCGGCGGCTGCATTGACTGAGGGCTAATTATGCCAGTACAGGTGAGCGATGTTCTCTTGCGAGCGCAGAAGCTGATTCAGGACGAGACAGGTATTCGCTGGCCGGTTCCTGAGTTAGCCGGTTGGTTTAACGACGCTACCCGCGAGGTGGCTATCCATAAACCTTCCGCGTCGTCTAAAAGCGTCGTCCTCCCTATGGTCAAAGGCACCCGCCAGACGATCCCCACCGGTGCGTTGATGCTAATGCGGGTGCTACGTAACCTTAAACCCGGTAGCACCGACACGTCCCGGCTCGGCGCGCGATCCGTCCGCTTAGTCAACCGTGACGTGCTGGACACCCAGCACCCTGATTGGCATGACGAGGATCGCTTGCCGTTTAGCAATGTCGTAAAGCACTTCATCTTTGACGAGTCTGACCCTACGGCGTTTTATGTCTACCCGGGCAATGATGGGCAGGGGCAAGTCGAAGCGCTCATTTCCAGATCACCCGACGCTATTGCTACGTCTGGCACAAACGCCAACGACTACAACATTGGTATGCCGCTACCCGATGTCTACGCCAACGCGGTGCTTGACTACGTGCTCTACCGCGCCTACTCGAAAGACGCGAGCTTCGCTGAGAACGCTCAACGTGCCGGCAGCCATTACCAAGCCTTCGCGTCTTCTCTCGGCATCAAGCTGTCCAACGAACAAGGCGCCGGTCCAACCATGGCGGGTTACCGGGTGACACGCGATGCTTGATTTATCTGAATTACTACTCGGCGATGTGCTTATTTCCGTACCTGGGTGCCCGGATATCACGGTTGAAAAGGCGCTGGCACGCGCAGCACGTCAGTTGTGCCTGGATAGTCACGCGTGGCGTATTACTACCGACTCCCAACCGGTGATCAAAGGTCTTCGCGAGGTCGAGCTTGGCGTTCCGTCACAGGCGTCTGTTATCCGCCCGCATTGGGTCACCTTGCAGGGGCGGCAGCTTTTTGGAGTGTCCGAGTCGAAGATTACTACCGAGGAAGGCAGGCCCGAGGGCTACGCGCTTTCTCCTACGGGGGCGCTGATGCTGGATTGCGTGCCCAGCGAAACGATCATCCAAAATGCGCTGGTAGCGCACTTGGTACTGGCCCCAAAGCGTGGCGAACCGGTGTTACCCGATGAATTAGAGCCGTTTGTCGACCTTGTTCAAACGCTAGCCACGGCTTATTTGCTAATGACCCCCGGCACCGAGTGGTATGACCGCCGTGCGGGTGGCGATATGTTTTCTATTTACCAGTCTGGTCTCGTCGAGGCGACCCGTTTTGGTAAGCAGCGTAACCAGGCCATTCACAGGACGGTGAAATATGGCGGCATCTAACTACGTCGATTTTGTGTTAGTCGATGATCGCCAGACGCTTCGCGAACATTTCACGTTACTTGATGAGGGCGTCGAAGCGGTACTTGCGCACTGCCCTTCTGAGCGGCTTAACGGCGCCGACGTGTACACGGCCGCTATCAACGGGGCGTGCGAGCTGCGCCTCGTCCGCCTGGACACCGAGGTGGTCGGTTTTATGTCCACGTACGCGGTGACCGATCTTGCCGGCAGCCGTTCGTTGTTTGTGTGGCTGCTGTATTTAGAGCCTGGGATACCCGACATCATGGCTGAGGTCGTTGAGGAACTAAGCTTGGTCGCCCAGGAAAACAACTGCGCGGCTATTGAGTTCTGCACAACCCGTGCTGCCTGGAAACGCCGCTTGCAGCCGCATGGGTTTGAACCCCACTGCATTCAATTTCGCAAGGAGGTCGGCCATGGCTAAAGGTGGTAGCGAACCCAGCAAACCGGAAATGTCCAAGTCAGAGAAGGTTCAACACGCCACCTCTGCGGCCGAGTGGGATCATTACAAAGACACGTATGTCCCGATTGAGAAAAAATACCTCAAGGATTCCCAAAAAGATTTCGGTGATCGCGTGCGCGCGCAGTCTTCGTCCTCGGTCATGCGCAACGGCACAGACAACCTGCGTCTCTCGGCGCTGAGCGGCGGTACCAGTGACGCCGGTTCAGTTGTCGGTAGCGCGGTTACGTCGTCCAACGTCGCGGCTACGTCCAGCGCGCAGCAGGAACGCGATTCGCGGATGGCGGGGGCACTAGGCGTGGGTCGCGAGATTGCGACGGATACTAATCGTTCTCTAGGTTCACTATCTCGCACAGGCGCCCGGGGCGCTATTAGTGAAATGCAGAACAAGCTCAAGGTGGACACGGCCCGTGATAAGGCGGTCGCCCAGGCGTTGGGTAGCGTAGCGGGTTCTGCGACGGCGGCGTATGTCGGCGTAGGCAAAACGGCCCCTACGGCGACACCGACATCTACTAACAGCCTTTACACCAACGCCGGACTGAACCGCTCGGCGACCCAAATGCAGGGCCAGTGGGCACCGCCGCCCAGCGCTCGGAGGTAACACATGGCTAAGACACTTGACGAATTAAAGGCGCAGCTTGACACCCGCCCACGCGCGCAGCCTTACAACTCCGGGCGTAATGACAAAGGCATTGCCAACCGGTCGGAGATTGCGGCGTGGGATAAGGAGAACGCGGGACTAAGGGACCGTATTTCGAGTTTAGTAAGCGCCCAGACAACGGGGCGTCAAGCCGACGGCTCTTATACACTCAATACTAACGTGACCGACAAGCAGGCCGAGGAAATGGCAGGCCGCGTCAGCCGCGAGCAGTTTGAGCGCTACATGACGGATTTTGTGCCCCAGGAAGAACGTCTCTCGTCTTCTATTGGCGAGACTCGGGCGCAGGGTGCCGCCAAGTCGGCGACCGGTGATGCTATTCGTAGCCGCGCCGCGCTTGAGCGTATGCGTCAGCGTTATGGTACGTCGCTTACCAAGGGTCAAACGGCATCTGAGGATCGCCAAGGGCAGCGCACTACTACATTGGGGGCGTTGTCTGCTACCAATACCGGCCGCCAGATGGATGAGGATCGTAACTTCAACTTGCAGGGCACCATGCTGAACATCGGCAACAATTTATCGTCTAGCGCCATGAGCGGGCTAACGCAGTCGTCGAATAACGCATCTGCCCGCCAACAGTCGTACGACCAAGCCAAGGCGCAGTACAGCGCGCAAAAATCACAGCAGACGGCCAGTACGGTGTCTTCGTTAGCGGGCATTGCCGCACTGGCGTTCATGTAAGGGGGCGTTATGGCATTAGGGACAGCGTTAGCGTCAGGTCTAGACGCATTCACGGCCGTGCGCGGCGAACAGCGTAAGCAGCGGTTGTCTGAGTTACAGGCCGAGAGTTATGGGCTGCGTAACGAGGGCTACCGGCTGAGCAACGAGTATGACCGTACTACGATGGATGACCGTGTCGGCACGGTGGCGGCTAACCGTCGCTCTGCTGACTTCAAGGCCGAGCAGGAGGAGACGGCGGCGTTTGTATCTAACGCCGTCGCTCCCCACAAAATTAGCAAGGCGGAGTTTGATGCTCAAAAGGCCGAACAGTCTTTTCTCACTGAACAACAGCGCACCCGCTACATGGGCAACACCGCTAACGAGGCGGGCACCAATGCGCGGGTTGCTGCGGACACGGCGGCGAGCGATGTGTCGGCCACTAACGCCCAAAATCGGCGTGACGAGCGTCAAGCCAATCGTGAGGCTTTAGAAGACCAGCAGGAGGAGATTGCGACATACCTGGAAGCAAGCGGTGGTAATTGGGGCGAGGTATTTAACAATGGCGTCCAGAACGGTCGCCTCGTCGGCCTAGCCCGTGAATCCTATGGCGTTAATGTTACCGATTTCGATCAGCTATCGGATGGGAGTATTGCCGTCTACGTCGACGACGGGGATGAGCCTGCTCACGTTATGTCGGAGGATGAGTTTACGTCGGGTTTTGTCGACACCGACAGCCTCGTGGAATCTATAGGGCGTACCGCCCAGAACCAGGGCGCTCAGCAGGTTGTTAACCAGCAAGTTGGTGGGGCTAATCAACAACACGTCGAGAATGTCCGCGAACTTGGCCTTGCTGCGAACGAAGCCGATTCGGCTATCGCCGCCCACCAGGAGCTTGGCGGTTCGTTATCCGATTTACGCTCCCAACAAGCTGAGTTGGAGGCGGAAAGGAATAGTCTTACTAGCGCGCCTACGGACGCCGGTGAGTATGGTACGTCGAGTCCCTTGGCGGGCGCGCAAGGCCGTATGCGTGGCACTGATCGCCTCGAAGAGATTGACGAGGAACTTGCCGCCGTAAACAGCAACTTGTCAGCGCTCCAGTCGTCTTCCGGCGGTGCTCTACAGCGCCCATTAGCTGAATGGCAGGCCGACCAAGCTCAGATCGACAACGCGCTTAACAACCAAGGCGAGGTTTGGCAGCGCACGTTGAGTGACATCGGCGGGGTGGCGGGTGAAGCGCGCCGCACGTCCCGGGCGACACTCGGCCAA